ACGAAGAAGCCTACGGTGATGTCAAGGAGCTTCGGTCTTTGCTGGAGACTTGGCGCGACACAAAGCGCACAGTAGGCCAAACTATAGCTCGGATGGTTACTACTGCACTGCTGGCTGCTTTGGCTACCGGCATCTGGATGAACTGGGGTGGTAAGTAGCGTTTATTTTTTTTTATGAAAGGATAAAGACATGGGTATATTTAAAAAGATTGGCGAGTATTGCTGGAAGTATGCGCAGGGTGCCACTGTTGAGCAAATCGGCATGGTTGTAAGTGGGGCTGCGCTGGCTATGCTTGTATTGGCTATCCTATGAAATTCGGCAAACTAAAAGACTTGATTGGTGGTATAGCGCCAACCATAGGAAGTGCTATGGGTGGGCCGCTTGGCGGTATGGCAGGAAAGGTTATTGCTGATGTTCTTGGCTGTGATCCTACACCTGCAAGCATCGAGCAGGCGATGCAGACTGTCACTCCAGACCAATTAAGTGCCATAAAAACAGCAGAACTTGAATTTGAGTCCCGGATGAAGGAACTCGATGTCGATTTATTCGCCTTGGAAACCAAGGACAAGCGGGACGCTCGCAAGCACTTCTCCCGCGACTGGACGGCTAAGTTTATCGGTGTGATCATGGTACTGTTTTTCTGCGCCTACATCGCCATGATAACTATTATGCCGCCCGAGCAGAACTCGATGGAGCTTATCAACCTTGTGCTGGGTTACATGGGCGGCCTCGTTTCTGCTGTGATTAGTTTTTATTTCGGAGCCTCCAATACCAATGGACAAGCTGATTGAGCTACTGCGCCGGCATGAGGGCGTAGAGAAGCATGTTTACCTAGATACTGAAAATTTAGAAACTATTGGCGTTGGTAGAAATATCTCGAAAACAGGTTTGGGCTTGTCTGACGATGAGATAAACCTGATGCTCCAGAACGATATATCCCGCACGGTTAAAGAGCTAGACGGTGCATTTTCTTGGTTCTCTGAACTCAACGAAGCCCGTAGAGATGCCATGATTTCTCTGGGGTTCAACCTTGGGCTGCCAAGGCTGCTGAAGTTTACAAACGCTTTGCAGTCTATGAGTACCGGGGATTTCGGTGCGGCTGCCGAACACTTCTTAGACAGCAGGTGGGCAACGCAAGTCAAAGGCAGAGCCATCGAGTTGACTGACATGATTAGGTCTGGGGAATATTATTAGATATGGAAGATGAAGAAGATTTTGCAGAAAGCTACGAGGCTTTTGAAATCCCCGATATTTTCTATGCCGACCTGAGACCTTACGACAAGCTGGCATTCTTGCTGATCAGGGCAAGCGATGCGGCATACTCAACCAAGGAGATCGCTGAATTGATTGATTTCCTAGACAAGAAGTTCGCGTCATCCCAGTTGAAAGTCATTGAAAGCAAGGGGTAGCGGCAGATTCATCCATCTTGACATGGACCCCAGAACTGCGATCTGGACCTACTAAAAAAAATTTTGACCCCGGAAACACTGGGCTGCAGCTTGATTTTTCCCCACTTTTAGAAAGAAATACTCTATAAAAATAGGTGTCAAGCTTTTTTTTCGCCCAGAGAAACACTGGGCTGCAGGCCGATTTATCCTACAAAAATAGGGGTAAACGCAAATTTCCGAAAACCCGTTTGATATAATACTTGCACCAACTCAATAAAGAGATGGATAACAAAACAAGACGGGAGAATAAAATGAAACACATAATCAAAAACCCAACTGTAAGAAAGGTGCGCAACAGAGGATTCATTCCAGTGGTGTATCACTCTGCCAGAGGACAAGTCTCCGGGTGGATATATAAGGAAGGGAGAAAGTGGATGCACTTCTACTCTCCATCGCTTGGCAACAAAAAGCTTCCGCTCAAAGAGAAGCGTTACATGAGGGAGGTGTAACATGGAGAAGCAAATCAAGATCATGGTGCGCAAATGCATGAGGCATTTGGCAAAGAAGGATTACGAACTTGGGATCACTAAGCTGGATATCGAAAACGCGGTAGCCATCACCAGAGTGGTAGATAAGAAGTGGGCAAGCGCGACATACGCCGACAGGAGGGTGATTCAAATCAACTTATCCTACTGGCAGCATGCAGAGGGCAGGCATTACCAGCGCGAGTACAAGGCATTCGAAAAGTGTCATGTGATCGGAGGCAGGTGGTGCGATAATCTGGAGCAGTCACTATGGCTAACGGTTTCTCATGAGGTGGCGCACCACGTCCAATACAAAAAAGGCCCGTTGGTAAGGTGGATTAACAAAACTTACCGAAAGCCACACGGACAGGCGTTTCGACAGATTTACGCTTTGCTCAGATCGGAGTTGGTAAACCCAATGCTTCCAGATATAAAAAGCCCCCAGTGAAGGGGGCTACGGCTTGGTGACGGGAGGAGTAGAGCCGCAAAACAAGGATAACAATACCTTCCGGGGAAATCACCATCCCCACAGAATGACATCAAATGATGTTGCATCGGTAATCATATCGGTTTACAATTCAGGTTCCATTCAATGACGGGAGACAAAAATGGAAATGATAGATAAAGTCAACGCAGTGTTTGGGCGCAACAGGTCCGACATCTGGTGCGATGGATTCTTTGCCGGGTATCGTGGTCTTGGCTGTCCGCAGGGTTCTCACCCTGAGTTTGAGGACGGCTACGGTCGCGGGTACGAAGCATCCGAGATTGAGTCTGAAAACAAAAAGTGGTGGAAAGCCAACGGGAGGAATTCATGAATCTTAATCAATTGAGAGATTACTTCCCGGCAGAAGATATCGAGTGGAGGGTCCAGAGGTCTGGGTTCTCTAATGGGAAGCCATGGGCAATGGTGCTGGCATACATTACCAACCGCGCAATCATGCAGCGTCTTGATGATGTCTGCGGGCCTGAGAACTGGATGAACCGGTTCATGGAGTGCGAGTCTGGTGCTGTTGAGTGCGGTATCGGTATTAAGTGCGGTGACGAGTGGATATGGAAGTATGATGCTGCCGAGCCAACTCAGGTCGAGGCCGTCAAGGGCGGCAGGTCTGCATCCATGAAACGCGCTGGTGTCCAGTGGGGTATTGGTCGATACTTATACAACCTTGAGACCAACTTTGCTGAGTGCCGTACTGACCGTCCTGCTGACCGTAATGGCTGGAATCAGGCCAAGGCTGACGGCAAGGCGTTTTACTGGAAGGCGCCGCAGCTTCCTGCATGGGCCTTGGGAGGTAATTCATGATCAAGGAATCTACACACTGGTATGACCAAGAAGGCAAGCCCCAGTACACAGTCATTGGGAAGAACGGCAAAGAGCGTAACACTACGCTCAGGGATGCCCGTGTACGCAATTATGTACCGTCTGTGACATCTGTGATGGGTGTTGCTGCAAAGCCCGGTCTCGAGAACTGGAAGATTGATCAGGCACTGTTATCGGCGCTGACCCTGCCCCGTGGAGAAGGAGAATCCTTGGATAGCTTTATGGCGCGGGCAAAGGCTGACTCAAGACAGCAGGCTATTGATGCCGCTGCAAAGGGCACAGAGATCCATGCTTACATCGAGTCAGGGTTTTCTGCCGGGGTTGAGAGCAGGCCGTACCGTGCCGTGAAGGAAGCCTTGGATGACCTGACCGGGCTGGAAGATGGTTGGGTGGCAGAGGATTCCTTTGCGCATCCGTTTGGATTTGGTGGCAAGATCGACCTGTACCATCCTGACGGGTGGGTGGTTGATTTCAAAACCAAAGATAACCTTGAGGGTAAGGATCCGGCAAAGCTGGTGTTTGACGAACACGGCATGCAACTGGCCGCCTATGCCTGTGGGTTAAATTTTGACACTCCGAAAAGGGTGTCAGTCTTCATTGATCGGGAGAACCCAGAGATTATCTTGGTCCACCTGTGGAATGAAGACACGTTCGAAAAGCATCTCAAGATGTTCTTGAGTCTGCTTCAATATTGGCAAATTTCAAAAAACTATGATGGGAGTAAATCATGACTCAGTACGACAATCGCGGACAAGTTTCACTCTGGAAGCCAAGAACCAACAATCCTAAAGGCCCAGCTGCGCGTGGCACTGTCATTGCGCATCGAGACATCAAAGAGGGCGAGGAACTGGATATCGCTCTTTGGCGTAACGATTCAGACAACCCAAACGCACCATTGATGAAGGGTAAGATGTCAGATAGGTTGGCAGCACGTCAGTCAGCACCATCACCAAACCCAACGCCTATGGGTAACGAGTTTGACGAAGACATTCCGTTCTGAGGTGGATCATGAAGTTTGATTTTGGGAAAGCCTTGAAGAAGGCGCAAATTGACACGGGGGTGCGGTCAGTCGATCTGGCCGCAAAACTCGGTGTTCACAAGCAGCAGGTTGCTCGGTGGCGTTCGTTGAAGGATGCAAGGATTGGTCTTTGCGAGAAGCTGTGTGATGCGATGGGGATTGATCTAATTGCTTTTATGCGGGGTGGCTTGTGATTATTGATCACGGCATGACCACGTTTGATGATCCCCTGTACGCGATGGAAGAAGCTGAGTTCTTGGCTGGGCTTCACAATGTCAGGTACGCGGTAGTTTCATTGAAGACAGGGTTTGGTGTTTTGCCTTTAATACTTGTCAACGATGATCAAACGGTATTGGAGGTGATCGGTGCGCCCGAGACAGTATGCACAGCAGATCATAAAGTTGACGAGTAGGGAGGAACGGAGGGCGGCGCTGGAGAAGGTTCCGGCGCACCTTCGTGACATGGTTAAAACACATGTTGAGGTGGCATATGAACAACTTCGAAGAATTAGAAAGCATGGCCGATGAATACGCTCAGGCAGAGGCCGAGAGGGTCCATCTGACCGAGTTCAAAAAATCCAAAAAGGCGCTCTTGATGCAGCGTCATGAGGGCTATCATAAGAATCTATCAATTGCGGCTCAGGAGCGTGAGGCATACGCCGATGAAGAATATATCGAGTTGCTTCAGGGGCTGAAGGTAGCAACTGAAAAGGCTTTGTCATTGAAGTTTAGACTGGATGTAATGAAGATGCGCTTCGAGACTTGGCGCACAAAACAGGCTACCCTGCGGGCGGAGATGAACCTGAGATGAAAAAGACCCTGCGGTCCAAGTGCCTTGATGCGATCCAGTTGCTGGCGAGAATATCGGCGGCGGACGATGACGGCTTTGTTCGTTGCGTTTCTTGTGATCAGAAATACCACTACAAAGAAGTTCACGGGGGTCATTTCATCCCCAAGGGGCACAGTAGTTTCTGGGCGCTTGAAGAATGCAACGTGCATCCCCAGTGTCCGGGGTGTAACAACTTCGGCATGAAGTACGGGACCGCAGGACAATCATATACACTGTGGATGGAAAACTACTACGGGAAAGACTTTGTACAAGACATGCTTGATCAGAAAAAGCAGTTGAAAAAGTATTACAAAAAAGACTACGAAGATATGCTTGCTGACTTCAAGGAGCGTATAAAATTTCACAAAGACAGGCTTGGGGAAAAATGATGTCATCAGCAGATTATCAGGTAGGCGGATCCCATTACAACGACATGAAAATCCAACCAATCGACTACATTATGCACAACGACATGCCGTATGCTGAAGGTAATGTAATCAAGTACATTACCCGGCACCGGTCAAAGAACGGCGCTGAAGACATTCGGAAGGCAATTCATTATTGCCAGTTTATTCTTGAGTACCGCTACGGGGAAAAATTATGAGCCACAAAGAATACGCAAGATCAGACCTACAGGTACAGATCGCAGAGCTAATGGATAAAGGCCTCGGTGCCGCCGAAATCTCACGGAAGATAGGTAGGGATGCGTCAAACGTATTGAAATCCATGAATCTGTTGAAGGCCCGCGCTGCCAAGGCCGGGTACGCTCCTGACAATGGTTTGACTCACGCGGTTGCGCCGGGATTCACCACGAAACGTGTTTCCACGATGTACAACTCCGAAGGAGGTATTACTGCTCAGTGGCATATCCAAGAACCGGAAAAGCAAAAGATCGAGCAGTTCATTGATGAGTTTGTTTCTGCATACGCCGAGCAGATGAAGGGGGTTCACAAACTGGTTGCTCCGCCAAAGACTGCCGATGATGACTATGCATCATGCTACTTGATCGGGGACCACCATCTGGGAATGTATTCGTGGGGAGAGGAAACCGGCGAAGACTACGACACAGACATCGCAGAGGAAATGTTATCGTCAGCGGTAGACCGTCTGGTGGCATCTCAGGCAATCAACGCCGGGACAGGAATCCTGATTAATCTTGGGGATTTTCTTCACGCAAACGACACGACCAGTTTGACGCCGGCATCCAAGAACCTGTTGGATACCGATGGGCGGTTCGGCAGGGTTGTCCGGGTGGCCGCCAAACTCTACAAGCGAATGATCACCAGACTGCTCCAGAAGCACCAAGAGGTAATTATCATTAATGTCCGAGGGAATCACGACCCAGACGTGTCTTTGCTGCTGAATGAACTTTTGAAGGGCTACTACGAGCATGAACCGAGGGTAACGGTAAAAGATAACTATTCGCCCTTGATATGGCACCGGTTCGGGGACTGTTTGATAACACTCCACCATGGGGACGGAATCAACCCTCAGAGGCTATATGAGGCCGTCACAGCCACGTTGCCAAAAGAGTGGGGCGAGACATCATTCAGGTACTGTTGGACCGGACACCTGCACTCAAAGCTCTCTATGGACGTTGGCGGAATGAATTTCGAAAGGTGGAATGTTCTCCCGCCCGGCGATGCGTGGCACACCAAGCACGGGTATGTGAATACCGACCAGCAGAGGTCAATGTCCTGTGTGGTCTTGCACAAGGATTTTGGTGAAGAACTCCGGTACAAGGTCGGCGTCAGGAGGGTCAAGAATGGCTAAGGCTACGGTGGTAATTGAGTTTATAGATGATGAAGAAGGCGTTGGGGTGAGGGTGATGTCCCCGGAGCTTAACGGCAGGACTGTGGCCGCAGATGGTCTGACGGACGCTGAGAACCTTGCTCTGGCCCTGCTGGAAGATATACTTCATGATCTTGGGATAGAAGATATGCTAAGTGTTACGACTCATATCGCTCACTGAAAAAAAAGCCCCGATCGATGGGGCTTGTAAGCTAAGGGAGAAGTGGTATAGAATTCAGTTGTCGGTGGTATTTGCAGATACCTGAATCCGATTGAGATACAGAAACAAAAGAAATCAGAACCCGACAAGGGCAATTATCCTGATTTTCACAACGCAACGCAAGATGTTGTGCCTACAGTCTCAATCTTTTCTATATCTGCTCCCGCTGACCGTGTGGTAAAGCCTGACGTACTCTGGCTCATGGTGAGTGGACACCTAAAAAACCAACTGCCGCGAGGTGAAACCAAGCCAATCAATGTCCTGCGCTGTCGTGCCACTGACAACAGGCAACCGGAAGCCCGAAAGGGAGACCTTGGCGAGGGGATAGCATCCCACAGTAGTGGGCGGGGGACAGATTCAGCGTGAGGCTGGACTGCATACTTAGTACCGGGTCTACGGACCCCTGACAGATGTCAGACGGATTCCAGATACAGCTATCGGTTCTGGAGCTTCCGGGGGAAAAGGGTGGAGTCTGCCCAAAACAATCACAAGAGGTAAACATGGAAACTAAACCCTGCCAGTGTGGAGGAACAATGGATCAGATCATTAAGTTCATCGAGCACCTGAACGGCTACATGCCCAGAAGGGTCGGATGGTACTGCCCAGACTGCCGGGAGTTTGATAAGGCAGTAGGCAGGGAACGAACTGTCAAAGAAATAAAGCCGTTAAAATAAATCTAATAAAGTAAACAAATTATGTTGACAGCATAGACAGACTCATTATAATCGGTTTCAAGGTTTGGGAATAACCCCGGCCACCAAGGGAGAAACAAATGGCTATGCAAATCGAATTTATCAACATTGAAAATGCGCTCGACAATGACAAGCATGTTGTTGTCATAACGGACATTGATGTTCAGCACATTGGCACTGTCTACAAAGGCTGGAACATTGGCGCCGAGCAATGGGTTTTTTCTGCAAAAAATGGTGGTAACGCTATTGGCAGCAAAACTCTCAAAGGTATTAAGTCTAAAATCGCAAGACTCTTTGCTCTGGCTCTGCTGGAAGATATCCTTAAGTAATTACACACAATAACCAGAACATAAACAACACAGGCGCAGGGACGCGCTCACAAGGGAGAAAGAAAATGAGTAGAGATCCAGTAGACATTGCAGAACTTCAGCGTGATTATGACGAAACATACGGGACCGCTGAACAGGTAGAAAGAGAACGATTTGAACACGAACTGCGTGAAGCAGATAAATACTACGAGGGAGAAGACTAATGAAGAAATTCAAAATTACAGTATCCGAAGAACAGCGTTCAATTTTGCAGGGCATTCTGTGTGATGTTGTAGCTGACAGAAAATCTGAGGCAGTGCGTCTTGCCGAGAAAGGCAGATTTTTTTTTGAAAGATGTATGGATCTTCTTGAGGATGCCGCTGCTGCTGATGCTATCTGGACTGCCGTGAACCTTGCTGATTCTGTGGAGGTGGAAGATGAATAAGCTGCGCAGATTGATGTTTGGTGACATGCCTACATATCAGGTTGTCGAGGAAATCGTGGGAGGGGTCAGTTTTCTGGCCCTGATCCTTGGGCTGATGTTCTTGTATGTTATGCAGGGGTAGGTCGCAAAAGCGATTAACCCGCCTACCGGCAGGCCATGATAATATCTGCCTCCCTGCTGGTCACAAAAACAAAACTATCGGGAGACACTCATGCAACTTCGGGAGCATCAAGAGACCGCCATTGATATGGTTCGGCACTCACTGAAGAAAGGAAATAAGAACGTAATTTTGGCTGCACCCTGCTCCATGGGAAAAACCATGATTGCAGCCAGTATCATGATTTCTGCTGCTGAGAAGAGGGGTAAGAGATCGATTTTTTATTGTGACAGGACTAAGCTGGTCCGTCAGACCATTGAGACATTTGAGCGCCTTGGGGCTGATTATAGTGTTCTTCAGGCTGATGACTGGCGCTTCGATCCAAGTAAACCAATACAGATAGCCAGTATCCAGACTGCTGTAAGAAGACAGCAACTGGACTATGATCTGGCGATCATTGACGAATGCCACACAATGTACAAGGGATTCTGTGACGGGCTGATGGCGAACTATAACAACGTACCCCATATTGGCTTAACTGCCACGCCTTACTCGAAAGGTCTAGGAAAGTATTACTCTGACCTGATCGTGCCCATTACGACACGCGGCTTGCTCGAAAAGGGCTATTTAACGCCCACCGACTACTATGCCGGGCATCAGGCTAACATCAGTTCAGTCAAGATGAAAAGACTGGCAACCGGCGGTACAGATTACGATCCCAAGGGGTTGGAACAGGCTCTTATGAGTGACAAGACGCTTGCTGGGGACATTATCGAGAACTACGTTCGCCACGCTTCAGGTAAGCGGGCAATAGCTTTCACGCCGTCCATCGCCCATTCCAAACAACTCACAGAGAAATTTAATCAGGCTGGGATCAAAGCTATACACATTGACGGGATGATGGATCAAGGGGAGCGGGATATCATCTACCGTGCATTTAACGCCGGACTATACACTGTATGCTGCTGCTCAAGGCTTTTGACAGTGGGCTTCGATGATCCGGGTGTGGAGTGTTTGATTGATTGCGCACCATCCAAATCTGTCATCAGGAATGTACAGGTCGCCGGGAGAATCTGGCGCACCGCTCCGGGAAAGGAACGGGCAATCTATCTCGATCACGCCGGTAATATTCAAAGGCTGGGAATGTTTCCAGAAGATGTTGTCCCAGAGTCTCTTGATGACGGCGAGCAGAACTACAATGAACGCAAGCTGGTCAAGAAGGAAAAGAAAGAGGCCGAGCCAGTACAGTGTCCCCAATGTACCCGGATGTTTGTCGGGAAGTGTGTGTGCGGATATGAGAGAAGCAGAACCAAGGAAATCATAACCGATGACCAGATACTGCAAAAGATGAACTTGGCTCAGGATCACAGGAGGTGGCTCGCCAGTTTACAATTGTACGCACACCAGAAGGGATACCAGCGGGGCTGGATTTATCACACCTTCAAGAAAAAATTCAAAACAGAACCCAAAGACTGGCCAAGACCAGCGGCACAGGTTGATCCTGATGTCATGGGGTATATAAAACATCTCAATATAGCGAGGGCGAAAAGTGGAACAAATCTTAGAGCGGCTTGATGGCGTAAGGCGCCACGGCAAAGACAAGTACATGGCCTGCTGTCCTGTTCATCAGGATAAGTCACCGTCCATGATGGTTACAGACAAGGGCGACAAGATCACGATGTACTGCTTCAGTTGTGGGGCAAAAGGCCCGGAGATTATCAAAGCAATTGGGCTACCGACATCGGTAATCTTCAAGGATTCCGGTACATTCGATAAACAGTCATATATATTGAGTAAGACAGAAACGGAAGACAAGATGATGATTGCGGTTTATGATAACGCCGTAAACCGTGGTGAGGTAATATCACATGATGACTTTCGAAGATATCGTTTGGCTAAAAGCCGAGAAGAGTTGCGTTCTGAGCAGGCGTGAGAAGGAGTCTCTCAGGGCAGAGCTAGACCAGCAGATCAAAGCATTCCTTGATGCCGGTGGAAAGATCACCAAGATTGAAGACGGCCAGATGGAAGGCAGAGATGTAGGGTTCGACAGATTGTTTCTGACAGAGCCAAAGAAATGACAACAGGGAGGCACCATGAACAGACCGATTTACGAGACGCCTGAATCGCTCAGGTCAGAAGCCACACTGGCTGAGAGCATCAAAGAAAAACTATTACCCGGCTGGGAGTTGGTTAAGCTACCGATCAGATACAGGTTGGATTATGCCTGTCTGGATGATCAAGGCGTGATCCGAAAGTTTTACGAGCTAAAGTGCCGGACCTGTAATATGCATGATTACTTTACCTACATGCTGTCGGCAGAGAAGTTCATGACGGCAAAGCAGTATATCCGAGACCTTGGGGTGCCGTGTTCACTGATTGTCCGCTGGAAGGACATCGACGGCTGGGCAAACCTGAAGTATTGCGATTACTCGCTGAAGATAGGGGGAAGGAAAGATCGGGGAGACAGTCAGGACATAGAACCTGTCATTCATATACCAATAGACGAGTTCAGCATCATAGAATGAAAAAAGTAAACAGTTCGTGTAAAATATCGAATGATATGCGCAAACATATACTTGCGTTGTATTACGAAGACAACCGTATGCCGATGCGGATACACCGGATGACTGGTATACCATTGGACACAGTTAAAGACATAATTTACCGAAGACGCAGGAAAGACCCATGAGACCACCAAGAGTGTTTACCGAGCATGAGACTGCTGAGGTTTTCGAGTTGGCATCTGCACTTTCGATGGAGCAACTTGCCCATTATTTCGGTATATGCGACAACACCCTACGCGCAGTCTTTGAAAGACAGCCAGAAGTTTTTGAGGCATTCAGAAAGGGTCGGAGTTTAGCTATATCGGAGATAGCTGGGAGTGTCATATCTGCTGCGAAGGGTGGCGATATGGCTGCTGCTAGGCTTTACCTGACTACCAAGGCAGGATGGGTCCAGACCGATCGTAAAGAGCTTACAGGTGCTGACGGCGGCCCGATCAACGTGGATACCGTATGGCGTGTAGAAATCATGGAAGAAGATGATGCCACTGACTAAAGGTTATTCAAAGAAATCCATTGAAAAGAACATCGCAGCAGAGATCAAAGCGGGCAAGTCCAGAGAGCAGGCAGTTGCCATTGCCATGGATATTGCCAGACGAGCCAAAGCCAGAAAAGAAAAATCATCTGTCAGGTACGAATAGACTTTGCGGTGAGTGCTGGATCATGACGGGAAATCCAATATGCCAAGCATGAAGATACCGAAGCGACTTTTGCCGCTGGTCAAGAAGAAAAAAAGGCTAAAGATCGTGATCGGTGGGAGGGGTTCAGCAAAGTCAATGACGGTAGCTGATCTGTGTCTCATGGCATCTCAAACGGAGGGTATCAAGACTGGGTGCTTCCGTGAGTACCAAAACTCCATTGACGACTCAGTACACGCACTGCTGGCATCCGAGATTGATAGGCTGGATGTTCAGGGGTTCGAGGTACAGGCCCAGCAGATACTGTATCAGAATGAGCCAGCGTTCCGGTTCAAAGGTCTGGCAAGATCACCAGAGGCCATCAAGTCCATGCACGGCTTTAAGAGGTTCTGGGTAGAGGAAGCGCAGACAATCTCCCATAACAGCCTACGGGCGCTCACACCTACGCTCAGGGAAGAAGACTCCGAGATATGGATGACCGGGAACCCCAGATCAAGCGTTGACCCATTCTCACAACGGTTCATCAAACCATTCGAAAAGCAGCTTCGCCGGGATAGGTATTACGAGGACGACCTGCACCTGATCATCTGGATCAATCACGATGACAATCCGTATTTTCCTGATGTCTTGGAGCGTGAAAGGCTTTACGACCAGAAGAATATGTCAACAGCCCTGTATCGACACGTTTGGGAGGGTGAGTATTACGATGAGGTGGAAGACACGATCATCCCGGTTGAGTGGTTCGATGCTGCCATAGATTCCCATGAGAAGCTGGGATTCAAGCCGTGCGGGGCATTGGTAGCTGCACATGACCCAAGCGATGAGGGTGGAGACTCGAAAGGCTACGCATTGATGCACGGATCCGTTGTGCTGAACGTCACCGAGAAGGTCACAGGAGACAGCGCAGAGGGTATGGACTGGGCACTGGACCTTGCTCTATCTGCTAGTGCGGACTGGTTTGTATGGGACTGTGATGGGCTTGGGGTATCACTGAAGCGTCAGGTAGATCAGGCACTGGACGGCAAGAAGGTTGAGTATCACATGTTCAAGGGCAGCGAGTCCCCAGAAGATCCTGACCTGCCGTATGAGACTGGCGGATTACAGAGGGCCAAATCAAACCGGGAGACATTCGCCAACAAGCGCGCACAGTATTGGTGGAAGTTGAGAAACCGGTTCGAGGCAACGTACAGGGCCGTAGAAAAAGGTGAGTACATTGACCCTGATAATCTGATATCCTTGTCGTCAGGTATTGATAACTTGGACCAGTTGCGTTCTGAAGTCTGCCGCATTCCGCAGAAGCGAAACAACGCGGGTAGATTTCAGGTCATGTCCAAAATCGACATGTCAAAGAAGCCGTATGAGTTACCATCACCGAACATGGGTGACTCGCTCATGATGGCTATGTTCAAACCAAAGCCGGTGGTGCAGATGGCAAACAAAATTAACTTCAAAGGGTGGGGCTGATGGCGACCTACGATGACAAGGAATATTCCGAAGAAAGCGAGCGTTCTGAGGGCGAAGAACGTCATTACAGCGGGGAAGCATACAAGGATCACGGCAAGGTAATCCAGATGCTGACAAAGGCTCAGGGTGCCGACCACGACAACCGTGAGAGGGCCAGAGAAGCCATACTGTTCGTAAACAAGCGTGACGGCCAGTGGGAGCCATACTGGTGGGAAGCCAATCAAGGGCGACCCCGCTATACATTCGACATGGTATCGCCAATCATCGACCAGATCTCCGGTGAGATCGAGCAGGCCGACTTTGATATCCGTGTATCCCCTGCCGGTGGTGACGCAACCAAAGAGATCGCCCTGACCTATGACGGTTTGATCCGTAACATCGAGAACATCTCTAGCGCCAAAGACGTATATGCTGCCAGCGCCCGTGGAATGATCACTACAGGGTATGACGGCTGGCGCGTTGTCCAGAAGTACGCTGACTCTGATTCCTTTGACCAAGACCTGCTGATTGAGAAAGTGCATAACTTTGTGGATAGGGTGTGGTTTGATCCCGCCGCAGAGAAACAAGACCGCTCTGATGCCCGGTATTGCTTTGTGCTTCACCCGGTAGCCAAGGACGAGTTCGAGCGCCGCTGGCCTGACTCTAATGGTAACTCCGTGTCAGATGACCGTGACGGTGAGGCATACTTCGACAAGGCTGAGGTTGTCCTGATTGGCGAGATTCTCTACTGCGAGTACGAGGAGCGGCAAGTTGTCCTGATGTCCAACGGCCAGACCTATGCCGATGATGACGAGTTCTCAAGTATCCGCGATGAACTGGAAGCCGCTGGTGTCACCGAGGTGGATCGCCGCAAGCGCCCAGAGAAGTACGTCTGCTCCCGGTTCTTTGATGCCGATGGATGGCTGGGCGAGAAGAAGGAAACCGTATTCAATCGGATACCAGTGATTCCCTGCTTTGCGAACTACACGATATTCGAACACAAGACCCTGTACTCTGGCGTCATTGAGAGATTGATGGACTCCCAGCGGGTGATGAACTACAGCCTGTCACGCGAGATTGAAGAAGGCGCGCTGTCACCCCGTCCGAAGTATTGGATGACACTGGCACAGGCCGCAGGGCATGAAGATCAGCTTTCCACGCTGAACACCAACTCCGACCCAGTACAGTTCTATAACGTGGACCCAGAGGCACCACCGCCGGGTCAGCAGGGTGGCGCTATCATTAATCCGGGCCTGAGAACGATCACCGAGACCATGAGAGGCATGATCGGGTACGCCGCCGGTATGTTTGCCGCCAACATGGGTGATAACCCCGGCTTACAGTCTGGCGTAGCTATACAGCAGCTTCAGAACAAGGGCGATAACGGCACATTCAAGTTTAACAAGGCTCTACAGGTCGCCATTGCCGCTACAGGCAAGCTTCTGGTTGATGCCATACCAAAGGTCTATGAAACCGAACGCGCCGTCAGGGTGCTGTACGAGGACGAGAGCTACGATGTCACAACGCTGAACCAGCAGGTCATTGACGTGCAGACCGGTCAGATTGTAACGCTGCACGACCTGAACCAAGGCAAGTACGATGTCGTTTGTAAGGCCGGTCCCAGCTTTAAGAACCGTCAGCAGGAGACTCTGGAGGTCATCATTGAGATGGCTAAGGTTGATCCGTCTATCATGCAGATTGCCGGCGACATCATGATGCAGAACGTCAACTCTCCCGGTGCTGACCAGATCGCTGAACGTAAGCGCGAGCAGATGATGAAAGCCGGTATGATCCCGCTGTCTCAGTTGACTGATGAAGAACGTCAGCAGATGCAACAGCAGGCCCAGACCCAAGGCCAGCAACCAGACCCAGCATCTATACTGGCACAGGCCGAGATGACTAAGGCTCAGGCCGAGATGATGCGGGCGCAGATCGAGCAGGCCAAGGCTCAGGCAGAACTGTCAAAACTCCAGCTTGAGGCCCAGAAGCTACAGATCACCGCACAGAACGACCAGATGGATAATCAGGTTGACGTCTTCAAAGCCCAGACTGATCGCATGAACACCCAGATCAAGGCACAGGAAGCCGGTGCCAAGATCGAAAAGGATCGGGTCCAAACTCAGGGTATTGAGATCGACAACGCAGGTAAGGTTCAAGACATTAGCCAGAAGGCTATGAATCCGTTTATAGGACGATAGTATGGCCCAGCCACAGACATCGCTCAGGCAGAATCTGAACGAGCCGGAATACGAGTATGGTATTGGCGGTCTGCTTGGAGCATTCGCACCGGTCAGACGAGAGATTATATCCCCAGCACAAAGCCTCCCTACAGGCTATACATCGACACGCAGAGGCGTTGGGGTTGCGTCTGATAAAATCCCAGCCCAGTACGGTGAGGTTGAAGTAGACCCAACATACGCCCCGGCCTACCGTGGACTGAAATCAGCACTTCATGCCATATACGACTTCGGTCAAGACCCTATGGGAACGATCAGGGGCATGGTGCAGTCAGCCCCAGAAGTGGCTGGAAGTATTGACCAGTACATGCGCGACCAATACACAGCAGGCGCACTGGGTGGCACAGCATACAATCCGGAGACAGGTCAGGTCACAGAGTTTGACCCCACTGTCGCTATGGTAGGCGGCGCTCCAGCAGGCGTACAGGCTGTCAGAGCGGCAACGCCGGGAACTGTAACTTTGGGTTC